ATACGATAGATAACCAGTGAATCTTCAATCATTCTTAATTGATTCAATGATTTGATTGCTTTCTGCAAATAAGAAAGAACTGTTTGCTTATTACGATCTACCAAACCTGACGTACAATATGCAATCGCATCTTTAGCAAACTTAATAGCATCTTTTTGTTGTCCAGTGACATTCACAGCTCCATATTGATTTTTTTGATATGTGTGAGGAGTATATACAAAATATTCTGATAGACCTTCAAAATCAGCATCAAATGGATTATCATTACCGCCTGGTTGATTATTATTTGCATACTGTATTGCGTTTGCACCACCCTTTTTCTTTTGTTCTCTTACATATTTGATTTTAAGTGCATCAATATATCTAAGTTCTTTAATTCCTTCCTCTGGTTTTTCTATGTCTATAACTTTATGATAGTATATTCTTCCATCTACATACCAATTGCGAAATATTTCGTGTGATTTCTTATCAAAGTCCAGCATTTCTTTAATATACTGAAACTCGTTACGAATAATTTCTTTAACTTTATCTCCAGTCTTCAAATTTTCAAGATCAATTTGAATTGGTGAATCATTTTGATCTGAAACTATGGCTTCACACAGAATATCTTCTATCGCAGAATCAACTTCGGGATGTAATGCCATCTCACGATATCTACGAATTAAATCATATTCTGTTTTAAATACGCCCTCTATATCAAGATATTGTCCATAAAACCCCGAAGACAAATAGTAGTCTGCCCCGTCCTCATTATTTCTGGGGACAGGAGAGACTACTGACTTCGACGGTTTCTTATATGAATCATCAATTGAGAAACCAAATAATTGTGCCATTGTATAATTATACCTTTACTGGTATTTATATTATAACCTAAACTATGATATAAATCAACTATGAAGCTAAACCGCTACCTTTACCAGCCTCGTTTGCTGCACCTACAGTCCAGTATAGGTAATTAAATGTAACTTGGAACTCCTCTATCTGATCAGTTGCACCATAATCAAGAGGAATGTTACTGATAACATTAGGATAGATACCTACGAAGTTATACTGTCTTATGACATTAATTGAGTCGCCGCTTGCTGAGTCTCTTGATAACTGTTTTACAAGAGCTCCTTTTTGATATGAAGCTGGATCAACAGAACCATTTGCGAGAACCATATCATTGATAAAGTTACTCCATCTTTCCATAGTATCTCTGATTTTAAAATCATTATTAATGATTGTCACAGTCCAAGGATCAAAAGTACGATCTCCAGCAACAGGAAGAACACGACCTCTAAAGGGAACAGGAATGTTCCCTATGTTAGAAGCTGGTATCTCCGCAGCTTTAACTAAAAATCTAACTTCATCTTGAACATCTTGGCCTCCGCCTGGGATGTCTTTTATTTCAACTTCAAATAAATTTGAACGAACACCACCTTTATTAAGTCTTTGCCTAAAATTGGTGATATCCCTATTTGCAAATGTTAAATCTGACATTTTTTTTTAAACTCCTTTGTTTATTTAGTGAAATTAATTAAACTCGACCTATGACTTCACTGAATGAAACTCCAGTTCTAGTCGCAACAAATGTAAGACCGATGAAGTTGATAGAACGTGCAGGCTTGATAAAGATATCTGCCTTAAACTCGTTCGCATCAATCACATCAGGTGTGTTGTTTGTCTCATCACAAATAACAACGAAGTCTGAAATACCTCTCTTCGCTTGAACTCCACGAAGGAAAGGTTCAACAATATTACGGAAGTTTGATCTTGTAAGATCATCGTTAAATTCAAATAGTTGTGTTCTTGCAGCAACCTCAATTCTTGCTTCTAAGTTCAAGAATAAACGACGAACGTTAATTCTATCAAAAGCAGATGCAATTGCTAGTCCAGTTTTATCACCGAATAAGAGGAATCCTCCGCCAGGTGAGAATATTACTGGGTTGATTCTCTTCACATAGATAGAATCTCTTTCAGTTTTATTAGGGTTGTATGCAAGTTTAACAGTATTCAAGATATTTCCTCTTTGAGGCCCAGCGGGTGAGAACCAAGGGAACTGTTCTTCAGATGTTCTTGCCATCAATCCACCAATATCACCATTAAGTGGCATGAATCTGAATGCATTATTAAATCTATCAAACTGATACTTGTAACCAGAGTCAAAGACTGCGAAAGATGATGATGTAATTGGGTCAAAGAACTGTATGACGTTCTTAGTTTGTTGTTTTGGACTAGTTACGTTAACAACTGTCTCTCTGTTTGGAGAGATAACTGCTAAACAGTCCTTTCTTTGTTCTGCAATCGCAATTAATTTATTTGCTTTTGCTTGTGATTCTGTCTGACTACCTGTGATGCCAGGGCCATTGAGTAAGAAGTTAACTGCATATTCTGCCTCATTCTCGAAGATTTCATAACCACCGATTATGTTTCCAAGAGATGTTGAGTAACCACCTTCTGTACTTACACCAGAGTAATCCTTACCACCTTGTAACTCATAAAGTTTATTACCTACAAAGTTAAAATCTACATCCTGTGCATCTTGACTCCAAGTATTATCTGTAGTCGATGATGATGTAAATGCAGTTAGAATACCAGATGCAATTGAACCGTTTCCTGTTGCAATTCCGATAAAGATGTTATCAGATCTTTCTGAAACATGATCTTTATAGTAGATTGCATCTCCGAAGGAGTTCTTCGCATCATCTGCCTTTGATAGGAATGTGAACTTCTCAAGGATCGCACCTGTTGCTCCAGATATTTTTCCACTATCATCAACAACTACAATATGAAGTTCATCATTTGAACCTTGTCTTGCAGCAGCATATCCACTTGTGCCTGGTTTCTCAGCGATCTCTTTCCACTGTAATGCACCATTCTTTAACTGAATGTACTGATTATCATTCCAGTCATCTACTTGGAAGACTGTTGCACAAGTTGAAATACCAGCGTCAGGGTTTGCAATAGTTGAAGAACTACTTGAAAATAGAACGCCAGGGCCAGGTAATGTATTACTTGTCTTTGTTCCAGTTGTAAATGCGAAGATTCCGTCCTCTGTGTATGTTACTGGGAAAATTGTTCCAGCAGCAGAAACACGATTTGAAATCTTAACATCAACTGTACTTGCACCAACACCAGTAACAACACCCATGATGTATCCATCTGCGGCTGATGTTGTGCCAGGGCCGACGATTGTTCCACTGATAGGTTGTGTAACCGCCATACCAACAGTAACGTTTGTTACCACATGAGGAGTAACATGAAGTTGTTGATCTGCAGCACCGTCAATGTATGCAACCTTCATTCCGTTTGCATAACTGCCTGGGTTTCTTGCAGCTAATCTATATGTAACAGCGTCTTCGTAATTATTTTGATAATCTTCAAAAGATTTAATTTTAAGACTTGAAGTTGATCCAATACCTGTTGGATGTGTTGTAGGCATTCCACCTACGTTTGCGTTATTTAAATTCGCACCATCAGCTCTAACGATTCTTAATATACCACCATACTGTAGATAGTTTGATGCAGTGTACCAATATTCGTACTGTCTATCGTTTGTTTTTGGTTTTCCAAAAAGATCGATCATATCTTGCTCATTCTCAACAAGCAAAGGTTGTAGTACAGGGCCTCTTTCAAAAGGGCCTACTATCGCACCTGTCTGATCACTGATGGAGTCAATTCTTCCAACCGTAAGGTCAACTTCTCTAACCTTAACGCCTGGAGATACTAAACCTATGCCAGCCATGTTTTTCTCCGAGTTCCACGTTTGTTTTACTAAATTTATTTATAAATTGCTACCCCTCCAAATGGGGAAACATGACGTGAACACTACCAGTCTGGATAAATGTCTACTAATTCTTTTCTTTTTCTCTTATTAGAAACTCTTTTGATAGAACATCTTTTACATTCATATGCATATGCTGATGGTACATTACCTCGATCTTTTCTTGTTTTATAAAAATCATTGATCAGTTCTTTTGATTCACCACACATCTTACATTTCCTTTGTTGAAAAAGTAAATGTTCTAATCCAAATTGTTCTTCAATATTCATCTATAATTCCACATATAATCCATATCCATACCACCACCTTTATCACCATACTCATCAGTGTACCAACGATCTCCGTTACCATCTACAAAACTTTCATCCTCTGTTCCATCAACGATAAAACCAAATGGTGACATATCTTGTTCAATCTGATCTCTTTGATCTTCATATAGTCTCTTTCTAATATCCTGATCTGTAAGTTCTTTGAAATAATCTTGTTGAACTAACCATGCATATATCACCAAACACATTGCAAGGTCATCATTACATCCTTCTTCTGCTTCAAATGAATTATGTTTTTGAATGAAAGTCGTTAATTCAGATATGATATCATAATCATTGAATAGTATTTTCTCATCTTCTATCAAAGTCTTTAAGTTAGAACATCCAACTTTCTTTACAGTCTTGGACATCTTGACTCCAAGTTGTGTTTTCTTACCAGAGAATCCTTGTCCTACGATTTGGCCAGCACGACCTCTCATTGAACACATTAAAAGATTTTGATACTCAAGATCATAATGTATGATACTTGCAACCTGATCTCCTATGTCATTTACCTCACATAAAATAAAAGCATTGTTATAAGCCTTTCCAAGATCTACAATGATACTTGGAAATAACATTGGTTT